CCAAGGGCAGTTCGTCGATTTGACTCTTCAAGTGCCAAATAACCGACTCGTTCCCCGTTGTGAAGAAGATGAGTTGCGAGTTCACGACAGAATGAGGATTTTCCAATACCTGATCCAGCAGTGATTGTGACAAGCTCTCCAGCCCTAATCCCGTGCAGTTTTGTTTGTAAACCTTTGTATGGGTACTCATGAAGTCCATCATCGTTAGGTTTAAGGATCTGATCTAGGAGGCTCTTCGCTTCGACAATGCCGTCTGGGCGGTATGCGGAAGCATTCCAGATTGCTTCTTTAATCGCTTGTGCCTTGCCAGCCTGGAGTGCATCGGAAGCATCCTTGAAATCTGGCAAGTGAGCGATCTTAACCTTGCCTGGTGGCAATACCCCTGCCGCATCCTTCGCAGCTTGACGCCCAGGATCGTCCATATCAAAGAAGAGGACAATCTCCTCATAACCCTGGAGCCACTCAAGCTGCCTTTGAATCGCACGCTTGGCCGAATTGGCACCATCCGGTATTGATACCATCGGCCAATTCCCCGAGTAAGCTTGATAACACGAAAGCGCATCAAGTTCTCCTTCGGTGATAACCACTCGCTTCCCAGAACTTGGGAAGAGCTGCTGTCCAAAGAGTTGTCCATCAGGGTTTGATCCATCCCATCGGAATTGTTTGTCAGGGGTTTTTACCTTGGCACCAGTGCATGTTCCATCCTTTGAGAAGTAATGGAAATAGAGTTGATTGCCTTCTCGATGGACTCGATACTTACGGCAAGTCTCTTCACTGATGCCACGTTTAGGTAGTGGTTCAGGTGTTCCCTTAATGGGAAATGTCATTCGTGGTTTTGACGATTTGACGATGTTGAATTCACCAGGCTCGCGATAGCCACACCCAAAGCACCAGCTATGGCCGTCGTCGTAACGAGCAAGATTGTCTCGACTACCACAACTAGGACAAGGTTCATGTGCAACAAAGCTACTTGTTTCTGTATCGGGAGATAACAGCATTGATCAGCTTTTCGTAAATGTCAGCGGAGTTCTGGAAGTACGAGTGCCAATCATTTAATGCTTCAGCAAAACAAGTGACAACTTCATCAGGTGTCAGTTCACCAAGCTTGATCGCTTCCTCTGCTTCACACAAAGTGTCAGCAAAGTATTCAGTGATGCGCTCTTTAGGAGTCATTGTTGAGTGTGGAAACGTTGGATCAATTCTTCGTAACTATCCAATGCATCTTCAAAGCCCTCAACAATGTCATTCGGTGAGGAATGTTTGTCAAGGGCCATGATTAGATTGGTAGCTAGATCTTTGATCAGCTCTACATCAGCCATTCGATAGGGATACTGTGGAACACACACCATTGGAAACCGTGTTTCTCGGCCCATTTGGCGTACGTAGTTTTTGATCCTTTGTAGATCTTGTTATAGGGCGATTGAAATACAAAGCGAATGTCAAGGTCAGGGTTTTGATTCTTTACTGCCTTCATCTTTCGACGATCTTCTTCGGTCAAATGACCTTTCACCTCAAGGTAAATACCATTTGGCAAAAGAAAATCAGGGCAGTAATTATGTTGAATCTGATAAGCAACCTTGGTTGACTCATACTCGTACTTCACGCCCAGGTTGGCGAGAAGATCAGCGACCTTCTCCTCCAACCCAGAACGGAAAGCCATTAGAACTTAGAAATCCACGTCGGTTTCAGTTGCAGGAGCCGGGGTCACGTTTGGATCCTCAGCTTTGAATCCCTTGGTTTTACCAAAGAGTTCAGCAACGTCTTCAGCATCCATGTCACCAGTATCTACACCAGCACTACTGGAAAGGCTGATGATCTGAATACCTTTCAACTTCAAGCTGGTGCCATAGGTGACACCATCCTTGAGGATGTAGGGCTTCTGGAAGAATGCCAGCTTCACAGTACTTCCGCTGTAGACGGGAAGTGCTGAGTTGTTGATGACCGTACCCTCACTATCGACAATTGTGGGGCAGTTCTCCTCATTCCAAGAGAACTTGACTTTGTACTTACCATCGGAAACTTCTTCCCATGGTTCAGGCTTCAGCGTTGCACGCTTCGGATTCTTCAACTTGGATTCACACCACTTGAGAACCTCAGTGCGGTCTGCTTCCAGTTGTTCAATCAGATCATCAGTAAAGACAGTAGCAAGAGAGTAACCAAACTTGCTGGGCTTCATCACAGCCTGATAACCTTCAAGGACAACAGGCTTTTCAGTGACGATAGTTTTGGGGGCCATTAACAAAAGAAATAGGTGGACTCAAGGACGGAATCAAGATCGAGATCACCAATGATTGGTGGCTCTGTCTCTGCTCCGATGGCTTCAGCAAAATCCAAAAGAGGATTGCTGGATGAAAAGATTTCGCAGTAGGTTTCCCTGACTACGCGATTCAATGTGCCCATGTCAGTTGCTCGACAAAGGACTGAATCGTGGATCACCGTGAACGGTGCGTTGAACTTCAGGAATGCTTGATGCAAGATCGAAGCATCCAATGAGTGAATAAGATTGGGAGCTGTGCTGGACTTATGACCAGCAACATCTGGTCCTTCAAGGCCTGTAGTTAGGTTGATTTGACATCGACCTAAGACTTGAAGATCAAACCGTTTGGTCTTACGTTTGCGTCTATTTTGTTTAACAACAAACCCAGATGGCGTCTCCCATGTAAGGTGATCTACGCCGCGCTTGAACGCTGCGCCAACTTCTTGTTTGATCCAGTCCATGACACGCATTGGACCGGGGACAACCTCATACATCGCTTCTCTGACTGCGTTAACAATCAGAGTGAGTTCTTCTGGTGTGAACTCAGCACCCTTTTCTTTGAGAGCTTCACGGATGTAAGCCCTGTTGGAATGCTTGGTAGCGTTGTATGGAATGGTCATCACTGTTCTCTTTGTGACCTTCCGATCAAGGAGAGCAGCTAGGTGATCTGGCAGCTTTGGCTTAGCCGTTTCCGCCACAACTTTGTATGCATCCTGCGGTGTATCTGACGGAAAGACATTGACCAACTTTGCAGTTGATTGATCTTTCGCCATACCCGCTAGGATCTGTAGCCCTGAGCACGTAGCGTCAATAGCAACCGGCAGATTTGTCCAACTTCTTGTGCATTCAATGACACAAGCGTTGTACTCCTCACATGCAGCGAGGAACTGCCACGGCTCAGACACGCTTTCCCACTCCGAGAGATTGCTTAGGGCATTGTTTGCGACACGAGAAATCAGGTTGTGGTTCTGATGAACCCAGTCCTGACGTTCTTGCATCGTGGCTTTGTCCAACCCATAGGTTGTGGCCACTTGGAATGCCAGCCAAGCTTCTGCTTCATCCGTCATGAACGACGGCTCAGCAAACTTCAGCAAGGACTTACCGAAGTCAGTGTCTTGTGGGGTGAGGAAGGCCGGGATCGGGTACGTGCGACCTCGATAGTCAAATGACCACGGAAGAAAGAACTTGTCCTTCTCCTTGAAGATCTTGACGGTTTCCATTGTCATTCGTGTGCGGCAGGACCGTTTGAATGACGCAGCGTTCTGGTTCATGGCCTCTGCTGCTTGCCGTCTGTACTCGTGCCTGGCCTCGTCGTTCTCCGCAATGTCGAACGGTTTGTTAGGCAGGGGCACCTCAATGATCGGGATGAACTTCCCGACCTTGTACTGACGCTCCATCAAGGTCTCAGCCACGTCGACGATGAACTCGTTGAGCGTGTAGGCAACCTTCTGAAGCTTGTTTAAAAACAGGAGTGG